CTCCTGTGGTTGGTAGTCTTTGATCCATTTGTAGATGGACGATTCAGACAATCGCATTTCATTTGCGATTTGTTTTACGTTCTTGGTTTGGGCTGCGATGACCGCTGTTTGTCGCGTTGAATCATCAAGCCCGTAGTCATGGTGATAGGGGAACAGTGCCACCTGAACCTCATTTGGTTTCATTTCATTTTGGTTTGGTGATGTGGGTGGCAGGGCCGCTGTTGTTGCGGCCCCGCCTTGCCCGCTGGGAGGAAGCGGGCCAGCCAGAGGGGAGTTGCTCTGGCTGGTGCAGATTAGACGGCGTAGGGCTGGAGAAGCAAGGCCAGTGCAAGGCCAGTTGCGACGGCGAGGAAGGCGTAACGGATGCGCATGTCAGGACTCCATGAGAAGGGTTAAGCGGGGCCGAAGCCCCGCCGTGAGGGTTCAGGCGGCGAACCCGAACTTGGCCAGACGGCTGTCGATACCGTGGCCAGTGGCGACGTGGGTGCGCTTGGGGCGGGCGCTCCACTCTTCCTGAGCGATGAGCTTGTAGACCGCTTTGTCTGCGTTGTGACGGTCTTCGAGGATGGACAGCTCGGCTTCCATCTGCTCGTAGCGGGTCAGCAGGCGCTCAAGTTTGACATCGGTGATCTCTTGGCCACGCTGGGGCAGCAGCTCTTTGATCTCTGCGGCAACGTCCCCCATCTGTCCGTTCCCGGTCTTCTTCCACATGAGGCTGTTGTAGCTGGTGAAGCAGGCGTCACGGGCCATTGCGACTTCAAGGTATTCGTTTGCATTGTGGAATTTGATGGTGGCGAGTTTCAGAGCGACAAGATCATTCTGGGTGGTCATCTTCTAGGTCTCCTGTTTCTGGCGGGGACCGCCCCCGCCGTGACGACCCCAAGGCTCCCCCCGAGACGGCAGCTTGCTGCCGCTTGAAGTTCGCAAGGTGAATCCCCACAAGGCGGAGGTAACACAGCGCGGAACGCTAACACCCAAACCAACAGTGTCTCCCAGAGAGGATTCTCCTTGCGAACTTTCGAGGGAGGGAGACATGGAGGAAGGAGCGCGGGGGTGTCCACGGCTGAGACAGCGGGCCTAGAGGCGGATGCCCACCCAGAATGAGCTTGGAGCCTCGCAACAACCCGCCTTTTAGTAGTCCCCAATCACGATATCCTGTAACAATGGCTGAAACGCTGGTTTGTGCGTTGACAGACTTTAGAAGGAGAGGACTATGGGGGGGACTTACAGGGGGGGCTACAGAGATGAGCAAGGACATCGCTAAGCCAACGTTGACCAAGAGACAGATGGCGCTGGTTGAAGCGTATGTTGCAAACGGCGGAAACCTGAGCAAAGCCGCTGAAGAAGCAGGATACGCACCGGGCAACAGCGGAAGAGTGACTGCGTGGAAGACGATGAAGCTGCCATATGTGCAGCAGATGCTGATGCAGAAGACAGCAGAGGCGTTTGGAATGCATGCTGTTAAGGCCCTTGGCAAGATCGCTAGCCTCTCGGATGGAGCCAAAAGTGAGTATGTTCAGCTGGAGGCAAGCAAGGACATCTTGGACCGAGCGGGGTTCAAGCCGATAGAGCGACACCAGATGCAGGTGGCTGGTGACATCAGGGTTCAGATAGACCTCGGCTAGTTGAGAAAAGTCCCAGCGACGTGAGTCTGGTGTGAGGGGGGTAGGGGGAAAAGTGAGAGACACAAGGTTACATATAGTCTTGGTCTCTTATTTTTTCCCAAAAAGGTTCTCACTTGTGAGGAGACTGAGATGAGGGTTGGGGTTATGGTTGGGAGTAGGTTTGGGGATAGGGTCCCTGAGCGTAAGCCTTTTGGTGATAGTTCTGTGGCTAAGGCGAGGATGCGGAATGGCGAAGAGTCCGGCGTGGCAGCGGAAAGAGGGGAAGAGTCCAAGCGGCGGGTTAAACGCGGCAGGAAGGGCAAGTTACAAGGCGGAGACCGGGGGAACGTTGAAGCCTCCGGTGAAGTCGGGGGACAATCCGAGACGAGCCAGCTTCCTAGCGCGGATGGGGAACATGCCGGGGCCGGAGAAGGACGAGAAGGGGAGGCCTACTAGGCTTCTTCTTAGTTTGAAGGCTTGGGGTGCTAGCAGCAAAGAGGATGCGCGGTCTAAGGCTAGGGCTATTAGTGCGCGCCTGAAGGCGAAGAAGGATTAGGGCTATGTGCTTTGGTGGACGTTCTATGCCGAAGACTGAAGTGAAGTATGAGAAGCCTGACTTCGGGCCTCTTCCTTCGTTGCAGAGCAAGGAGAACATCAAGCGCACTGGTCCTCAATATGGTCAGGTGCGCAAGGGTTCGATGACCCGCAGTCTCTTGAATCCGATGGGGATGGGAAATGGCTGATTCGATGAAGCTTGGTGGTGGTGGTCGCTACAAGAAACTGGTGAAGGAGTTGGCCAGCAAGGGTGCGAAAGACCCTAAAGCTTTGGCGGCGTATATTGGCCGCAAGAAGTATGGGAAGGCCAAGTTCCAAGAGATGGCCGCTAAGGGCAAATGAGCTTCATTGCTTCTTTGGCAAAACAGGACTTGGACCTTCTTCGCGGCATAGTGAGGAAGGTTCATCTGGCTTATGTTCCGCAGGACTTTGCGACGAACAAAGAGTGCGACAAGCTGATTGAGAGCTTGGGGCCGGAGATCGCAGAGAAGATGATCCGCTTTGGGGTTGATAAGGGACTCAGATGATTGAGTTCAAATACAAGCCCGATGGTGAAGTCCTCAAGGTATTCATGAAGGACGACACCTTCTTTCGTGGCATTCGTGG